TAAATATAAATTAGAATTAAATATAACTTCAGTTGGTGTTATAACATAATCTTCATCGGGTATATTTAAATCTCTAAAACATTTACGTATTTTAGCAACTCTAGGTCCTATACCTAAAGCTTGTTTAGGTTCAAGACCTCTTTCAAATTCATTTAAGGATTCTTTAACTAGTTTCATATTATAAATTAGATACTATTGTTTTATTTGTCTTAGAATTTAAATCCAATTTTGTAATACCTCGTATTTGTATATTAACGCTACTTAATTTATCCTTAGCAGTTGAATCTTCATAATAAACTCCATTAATACTTTCCCAACCTCCTCTAATTAGAGGGTAAACATCTTTAACTGGAACTTTATTACCAAATGCATCATAAACGAATCGCTCTAATATAATATCTCCATAATCATCTAGTCCATAATGGTCCAAATAAATAGAGGAATTATCTTTACTTGCATCAAACCAAACTGTTACAGAATCAACTCCATCTACATTTTCAATTATTCTTACAATATCTGATGCTGGTATTCTATCACGTCTTGTATTTTTTAAGAAATATTCTGATGTTTTAGATATTACGGATTCCCTAATTGTATTTAATTCTATACCTTCATAAATTATTAGAGACATATTTAATGTAAATCTTGGATATTTTAATACCATGATAGCATTATCTACTGTTATTACTCTTTGCCCTGATTCCTCAATTAAATCTAATATAGCTGTTTTTTCATTACTAGTTAATATAAATGAATCCAAACTACATGTATAATAATCTTGATTTGCAGCTATACGCTTATTAACATCTGGAACTAAATATAAATAAACAGTATTATCATCTTGCTTTTGTTTGTTTAATTCCTCTTGCCAATAATAAACTTGTTGTTGAGCTAAATCTAATTGTGTTTTTTTATCAATGGATACAGTTGAATCAACACCAGATTTGGCAATTAAAACTCGATATTGTTCATTTAGGGTTTCATAATTAGTTTTAGCTAAATTATATTTGTCCAAAGCGTATTTATCCTCAAATGTTGCAAAGCCAGGCAGTGCATCAATAATGGTAAACATATTTAATTTCTTTAAAAAATAAATATAATTATCAGTATTAGCAAGAACGAAATTCCGGGATACATGCGGTGATAATAATCTGGTTAAAAATATAGGTTCTTCATTTGCACCAAATAAAATATCTTTTTGTATAATTACTTTAAGTATTTTATTTAAATCAACTTCTTGTGTATTAAGTGTATATCCTTTAGATACAAATTTCCAATTTTCAAATTTTTGATTAGTAGGGGTTATAATATTTCCTGGTTCCCCATCTGTTGATAAGTATTCAATAAGAATAACTGAACCCACTGTTGGTATTTTACCATTATATCCATTACCAAAGAAAATATCTATACCACCTGTTTGTCCAGTTTTAACTAATACAGATTCTTCTTCATAAATCATATCTAATATAGATTCCCTAGATTCCCATTTTTTTCCATTTACATATATATTAACAAAATAATTATCAATATATGCGCCCTTTTTACCTTGAAAATTAAATGATTGTAGAGGATCTCCTGAACTTGTAGCTTGCTGATATTCAACCATACCTTGTATTATATCAACATCAACATAATTATTAATATCTGTTAAATTTATTCGTACTTCTTCACCAGGCAATATTATAGTATAGGTATAGCCATTAATATTAGATTTAAGTCTTGAATAATTAGGAATAACAATTGTATTTCCGTATGTGTCAAGTTTTACACCATTATAATTAAAACGCAATGTTCCCCTTGCGGCCATACCACGAGATGGGTTATGACCAGTTAAAGCAGCTAAGCCCCGTATACTATTAGGTCTAGTTGCTGTATTAATATTTAATTCAGTAATACTATCTTCAACATAATATAAAATCATTCTACCTAGATTCAATATTACTTGAAGTAATTGTCCAGCAGGAGATGCCATTGAAAAATATTGTCCAACTTCCTGATATGTAGTCTTCATAAAGTTTATACTATCATTATAAAGCTCATTTAATCTAATTCTTGATGATTTAATCATTTATCTTTTTTATTTAACCATTATACCAAAAGTCTTTTGACCATTAATAAGAAAATCAATAATACAATAATCATACCCTTCAGCTTTACCAAATGAAACACTTAAATCAATTTTATATTTTGCTGTTTCATCAATATATTGATAAATTTGATTACGAATTTTCTTTTCTAATTCAAATTTATTTATGCGTGTTTGAAATACTAAGTCTTCTATTGAAACACCAAAATTAACATCGCCTAAAAGCTGTCCTTGTTTAGTGCCTAATATTACTTTAATTTTTGATATAATACTTTCAATAGGATCATCATGAGATATAATTCCATAAACATAATTAGGGTCAGATGTATTTCTAATATATAAATCTTGTATTGACATTTTTTTATTATATATATTTAAGTTTCTGTATAGTCTCTAAAAATTTCCTTTATATAATTAAACAACTCTCACTAATTACATGTAATTCCATAGGTAATTTAGATATATTTCTTACATTATGTAAATCTATCCTACCCCTTATTGTTAAAAAATCGGGTAATATAATTTTTCTAGTTATTACCACTCTATTTGTACTATTTTCAAAATAATATTCAGATTCGTCAATTTGCAGCTCTACAAATAATTTTTGTATTTTAGCAACACGGTGCCTATACCTAAAGCTACTTTAGGTTCTAAACCCCTTTCAAATTCATTTATAAACTTTGCTCTCATTATATAATTCTTAATTTATTTGAAAAACTACTATTTTGTATAAATTTAATTAATTGCCTTTGGTGTGTTTTAATATAAATACTTTGTTTAACTTGTATGTCATTTGGTAATTCCGTTATTTTTGAATTTTCTAGCCTTAAATTACCATGAACTTTTAAATTATTTGGTAATTCCGTTATTTTTGAATATCCTAGCCATAGATTACCATGAACTTTTAAATCATTAGGTAATTCCGTTATTAGCGAATCGCCTAACAATAAATTATCACGAATTTCTAGATTATTTGGTAATTCTGTTATTTTTGAATTACCTAGCCATAGATTACCATGAATTTCTAAATTATCTGGTAATTTAGTTATTAGTGAATTTTCCAAATCTAAATTACCATAAACTTTTAAATCATTAGGTAATTCTGTTATTAGTGAATTACCTAAACCCAAATCAATATAAACTTTTAAATCATTAGGTAATTCTGTTATTAGTGAATTACCTAGCCATAGACTGCCATGAATTTCTAGATTATTTGGTAATTTAGTTATAGGAGTATTCCTTAAATCTAAACTGTCATTAATAGATAAATTATCTGGTAACCAAGTAACATCTTTATCAGATAAATATAAATTAGAATTAAATATAACTTCAGCTGGTGTTATAGTATAATCTTCATCAGGTATATCTAAATCTCTAAAACATTTACGTATTTTAAAAATTCTAGGCCCTATACCTAAAGCTACTTTAGGATCTAAACCCCTTTCAAATTCATTTATAAACTTTGCTCTCATGCCCGAATTCTTAATTTATTTGCAAAACTACTATTTTCTATAAATTTAATTAATTGCTTTTGGCGCGGCCTAACATAAATATGCTGTCCAACTTGTAAGTCATTTGGTAATTCTGTTATTAGTGAATTACCTAACCATAGATCGCCATGAATTTCTAGATTATTTGGTAATTCCGTTATTTTTGAATATCCTAGCCATAGATTACCATGAACTTTTAAATCATTAGGTAATTCCGTTATTAGTGAATATTCTAACAATAAATTACCATGAACTTTTAAATCATTTGGTAATTCCGTTATTTTTGAACTTCCTAGCCTTAACTTACCATGAATTTCTAGATTATCTGGTAATTCCGTTATTTTTGAATATCCTAGCCATAGATCGCCATGAACTTTTAAATTATTAGGTAATTCCGTTATTAGTGAATTACTTAACCATAAATTATCACGAATTTCTAGATTATTTGGTAATTTAGTTATTAGTGAATTTTCCAAATCTAAAATGCCATTAATAGATAAATTATCAGGTAGCCAAGTAACATTTGTACCAGATAAATTTAAATCACGATTAAGTATAACTTCAGTTGGTGTTATAGTATAATATTTATCAGGTATATCTAAATCTCTAAATAATTTTTGTATTTTAGCAATTCTACCTATACCTAAAGCAGCTTTGGGCTCTAAACCTCTTTCAAATTCATTTATAAACTTTGCTCTCATTATCTAATTCTTAATTTATTTGCAAAACTACTATTTTTAATAAATTTAATTAATTGATTTTGGTATGATTTAACATAAATATTCAGGTCAACTTGTACGTCATTTGGTAATTTAGTTATTAGTGAATTACCTAACCATAGATTACCATGAATTTCTAAATTATCTGGTAATTCTGTTATTAGTGAATTACTTAACCATAGACTACCATGAATTTCTAGATTATCTGGCAATTTAGTTATTTTTGTATATCCTAACTTTAAATTACCATGAACTTCTAAATTATCTGGTAATTTAGTTATTAGTGAATTTTCCAAATCTAAATTACCATAAACTTTTAAATCATTAGGTAATTCTGTTATTAGTGAATTACCTAAACCCAAATCAATATGAACTTTTAAATCATTAGGTAATTCTGTTATTAGTGAATTACCTAGCCATAGACTGCCATGAATTTCTAGATTATTTGGTAATTTTGTTATAGGAGTATTCCTTAGTTCTAAAGTGCCATTAATAGATAAATTATCTGGTAACCAAGTAACATTTTTGCCATATAAATCTAAATAATGATTAAATATAACTTCAGTTGGTGTTATAGTATAATCTTCATCAGGTATATCTAAATCTCTAAAACATTTACGTATTTTAAAAATTCTAGGCCCTATACCTAAAGCGGTTTTAGGTTCTAAACCCCTTTCAAATTCATTTATAAATCTTGCTCTCATTTCCAAATTTTTAATTTATTTACAAAACTACTATTTTTAATAAATTTAATTAATTGCTTTTGGTGTGATCTAACATAAATATGCTGACCAACTTTTAAATCATTTGGTAATTCCGTTATTAGTGAATCAGCTAGTATTAAATTACCATGAACTTTTAAATTATTAGGTAATTCTGTTATTAGTGAATTACTTAACCTTAAATTACCATGAATTTCTAAA